ACAACCCAATCGGTACCAGAAGCAGACCATACAGAGTTTTCTACCATGTTAGGATTTGTTTTAGCAATTACCTGTGCCACTTCGGAATCTTTATTCAATTGGATATTTCGGATATACCTCTCAGAATGTTCAGCGTGGATTCCACTTGCAGTGCCCAAGAGTACAGAAGCATTGCCAGAAGGCTTAACACAAGTAGTCCGAGCAGCAGGATTAATACCAAGAAGATTAGCAACTCTCTTATTAGTATCCTTAACAATTTTGGCACCTTTTTCCAAAATCTTTTCATCAAATAAAATCTCCGGGTTATTCATCCATCCAGTAATAGATACACCAAGTAATGCTTCACGATCAAAGATTGCTTTTGTTGTGTCTGGTAAGAATTTAAAGTCCGTGTATCCAGCCTGCAGTGTGCCAAGAATAGATGCTGCTTCACATGCCTTGTAGAAAGATTCCTCATCTACACACTGACCACCATTAATCTCAGTCAGATTACATCCCTGCCAGCCAGACTGTCCATCGATCTGTGGGAACATACCAATCTCAACACATGGGTTAGTTGTATGTTCAGTAGATTCTACAAATACAAAGCCTGGCTCACCAAACTGTTTAATGCTATCCATAATTGCCATAAAGTCTTCTTTTTTAGTTTCTTTACGAACAATCACTGCAGAGTTGTTAGACCTTGCTCTTTGTGGATTATCTACAAACCAATTACCAGTTTTAGCATTCATCATCTCAGTATCGGTTGGCGAGAACAAACAGATAGTAGCAGAACGTCTTACTCCACCCGACAGAACGGCATCAGCACAGTGCATCGCAATGTCATAGACATGAATAGGGCGCAGTTGCACAGGTCCTTTAGCATTCATTACAATACCTTGAATCAAGTATTCAATGCGATCAAGTGCTTGACGCAGACCATCTGGTCCTGGTGCTTTAAATCCACCAGAAATCTTTGCGCCCTTTGGACGAATATTAGTCATGTCAAAGAATACACGACGACCTTCAAACTCAGGATGTCGACCACCACCTACAAAGTAGGATGACATCAGAACGTCAAGAGCAGATGCCCAGCCTTCAATGCTATCCTCTACAACATAGCCTTTTGCTTGTTTCTTACGATCTACAACAGCTGGAAGTTTGTCTACATGATGATTTTGCACAGAGAACCCAGCCCCAGCGCCACAGAGTAGAATGTAGAAATATTCACCAAAAAATTCTGCACGATCCACATAAGAAGAAGTGCAGTTATACATCTTCATCTGATGCTTAAGCAGTTGATCGCCACCAAACTGAAGTGCCCGCTGTGCACCGAGTACACGTTTTTCTTTATAAGAGTTAGTAGCAGTAGTCATTTTATTTGCTAACTCTGTAGTCATTTTGTCTTTATAATAATCTTTATGCATTGCCATGACACGATCAACAGATTCGTCCCAACTCTCATAACGGTTTTCATCATCAATATATCTGGAATAGGATTCATAGAATTTTGTTTGAGACAAAAAATCTCTCATGTCTAGACTATTGGTCATAGAACGCACCTCTTAATTTGAATGGATTTTTAGAAATAGTGTTATACTTATACTATCTCATTTTTTGGGAAATGTCAATAACTATTTAAGTTTTTCGACTGCTCTAGACCCAAACCAGAATGAAATAATTGCAGCAAAAATAGACTGAGATTGTGGATCCCAAATCACATCAGATATATCAGAAAGTGTTTGGCCACTACTCAAAGCTTCCATTACAAGCACTGTTTTATAAAATAAAAAGAATCCAAAAAAGCAGTATGTGATGATTGGTCGCACACCTTTTTTCAGACCAGCAAAGAATCCTGTTTCTTTAGAAATTGCAATATCATGCTCAATCAAGCGCTTGTGTTCTTCATGCTGCGCCATATCCTGCATGTGCGTAAACTCAGCGTCCTGCATCTGCATCTTGATTTCAGCATTCATTTTCATCTTGGCAAGTTCGTGCTTTTGCTCACGACCTTTATTGATCGTATCTAAAATCTTTGGAGCAAAAGATGTGCCGAAACCTAATACCGAACCAAGAAGCGCAAACATTTAATAATCTTTCTTGCGTCTCAAAAATGCTTTGAACTTCATAGGCGTAGGAATAACAGCAACATCAGCAGTAGTTGTGCCTGCTGTTTCATTTTTCTCTTTAGTTTTCTTTTTCATTTTATTGATGTATTCTCTGTACACATTCGCCGCACTATCTTTACCCATAACTCTTGCCCTTTGCTCCATCGCTATAGCAGCTTGAATTTTATGAGCGTGACTTCTATCAGAATTTTCTATTTTCTTAACAGAAGCTTCGGCATCATCAACAGTAGCAAACTTTAAACCATGAATAGTGCCTTTGGGATTTTCATCTGTATATAGATCACTGTGCTTTTTACTGCCCGCAGGTTGTCCCTTTTTACGAGGAATGCGTTTGTTTTCTTCAATAGAATATTCTTCTAAAAGGGTAGAGATAGATTCTTTCTCGTCCTCTTCAATACTCATTTCATTTAATGCTAATTTTGTATCAACACCATAATTTTCTCTGAGAAGAGCCAGTGCAGCAACATAAGAAGCAATACGAGACTTGCCGCCCGGGAATGCACCTAACAGTCTTTTCAGATTGAATACGAGTCTATGAAAGAGGTTGAATGCATCTCGTTCTTCAGATGTAGTAATTTTTTTATCAGTTCTTTTGCCATTCTTATCAACAATACCAAACTCATAAGCTTTCGTCTTGTTAAATGGTGTAACCATTAACTTCAGAAATCTATAAGTGTATATGGTATCAGTAATTGTAGAGAGTGCCATTAAATCTTCCGAAGAGCCGTTATAACTTTTTTATCCATTTCGATGCCTACTAAATCAGTAGGCTCTATATATTTTAAGAATACTAAAAATGTTTTAATAATTGACCAATACTTATATTCAAGTTTGACTGCCATCATTTTGACGCCAATTTCAATACCAAAAACATTACAAAATACAATAATATGATTAAGTAGTAATCTTTCAGATAATTCTTCAGTTTCTAAGTACCGATTTATAATTCTCTTAATATATTTAATACGATCAAGATCAGCATAAAACTCTTCGGTACTAGAACACTGTGGATTATTATAATGTTTAGCAGCAACAATTAGATAATTATCTTCTGTTACTTCTACTTTTTCACTATGAAGTTGCATAATTTAAATTTGTGCTTCAAGTTCCTCAATCATTTGTGCTTTAGTCATAGAAGTATCAAGATCAATTCCATGAACTGCATGCGCATGCTCTGCTAACTGTGCTTTAGTCATACTTGTATGATCATGATCAACAGGGTCAGCCTCAATCAAAGGCTCAGCAGTAGGTGCAGCTTCTTCTACAACAGGGTCTGCTTCAATGATTGGCTCTGGCTTTGGAGCAGGAGCAGGGGCGGAAGCGCCAGCTTTAGCAAGGTAGTATTCTTCTACATCACGGTCACTGTGCTTACGAGAAACAAGCAGTTCGCCAGTTTTATGATCAACCCAACCTCTAGTAGTGGGTTTAGCATTTGGTGCATAAGCAGGAGGTTTTAACATGTTATTGATCCTTTAGCTATTCGTTTTCATTTGTTGTAAGGCTTTTGTAATACCATCAACAATTTCTGCTTTGATAGGATTTACAAAAGAGGTGTCACCATTGCGTTGATCACCAAGTCTAGGCGAAGTCTGTTTCAATGCATTTTCAGCTTCTTCTTGATTTTGTTTATAGATTGCTTCAGCATCTAAAGCAACTTCTGCTGTGTGCTTATCAACAATATCTTTCTTTCTACTCATAGGAATATCGTTCTCGCCAGCACTCATCTGCTTATCATATGTATCTTGAGTGGAAGCATCTGGACCATGTTGTGCGGTAGAACCTGCTGCTGCAGCTTCATCCATCTCCTCTCTACCCATTAAGGCATCATGGTTCTTCATTGCGTATGCATTCGCCTCTTCCTCATCTTCAAATTTAGCAACGACCTTACCATCTTTATTATATACGCAGTACATTTTCATTTCGTCATTGTACTTAACGTGTTTTTTTGGATCCATCTCTGTATGAGCAGAATCTTCTAAGTCTTTTTTGAGTTGCTTTGCTTGTCCAGCATGGGCTTTACTAGCACCTTTTAGTGCTTTAACTACTGCCTTAACTGTATCAGTGTCTTTAGCGTCCAATGCTTCATCCATTGCCTTCTTGATAGCCTTACGGCGCTTATGCAGATATTCATCAGAACTATCTACATCACCATCATTGTCGATGTCAGCATCTGCTTTACCTACAGGATCAAGCTTCTTTGCTTCTTTCTTGGACTTTGCTTTGTAATGCTTTGCCTCAAATACAAAAGTATCTTTACCTTCTTGTGCGGCAGCAAGAGCAGCTTCCATAAATGCTTCTACTTGCTCATCAGCAATT